GAACCTGTAGAGGATGAAAATATTGTCGACTTACAACCAACAAGAAGGATAAGTTTATAATTATGCACGGAATGTTAACTCAAAATGAGCAACAAACCTTAGATAATTTAAGGAAGCTAGGTTATAGCGAAGATTATATAGCTGCCCTTATGGGAAATATTGCTGTGGAAACTGGAAGCTCATTCGACTACACTCAAAAACAGGTTGGTGGTAGTGGTTATGGGTTGCTTCAATTTACAGACTCTCCTAGTGTCCAACATTTAAGTGATTATTTAGCATGGCTGAAAACAACAGGTCGTACTGATAGCAACGAAAGTCAACTCCAGTTTTTCACCGACAACAAAAATTATAATAAACCTGCCACATCTTCAAGAGATGGGTACGGACATGATATAGGATGGAGAGCAAGGTCGAAATTAAATACAAGTTTCGACAAGAACCCACACATTGAAGATCCTGTTGAGCGTTATACCGAGATAATTCAAAATTATTATCTACATCCTGGAAAGCCAGCCTCACAAAAAAGGCTTAACGAATCGGGGCATTATAAAGGAATGTTAAGTCCTTAGTTTCTAACTAAAAGGCGATAAAGGTGCTAAAGGTGGTGGTCGCTTCTTATCTTTCTTTTTCTTTTTAGAACTCTCCAACTTCCCACCCCAAACACATCTCTGAATCTACTGGTTTACAATTCAACCTATCCATTTCTTCTATTTTATTTTGAAACACACTACACCCTGTCAGTAAAGTTACTACCACTTGTAATACTATTATTAATACTATAGTTTGCATACACCATCCTCGCAATCATCATCACTTTTCGTGATAATATATTCATCATTTCTATTAGATTTTATTATTGATCTAAACTTATCAACTATTGAAAAGCGTTCTAATAACTCTTGAGATTTTAGTTTCTGTGTTCGTTTCATATAACTATCATAAGACTTCTTATAATCCATTCCCCTATTAGATGCCCTATTTGCATAATCCTTTGATAATAACTCACACATTTCCAATCTCTTTACAGTCATTCTAACTCCTTCATTGCGAATTTAATGTTAGGTTTATCACTATATCGCTTTCTAGCGTAAACCTCTACGACCTGTCGGTCATCCACAAAAAGAACCCCATTCAGGGAATCAAGTATTGCCTTTAGATAGTTGTCTATATCACAACCATTATCGCAATATTGTCCATTCTTTTCTTTGCTTTTCTTCTTAGACCAGGACTTTGGAATCCTGACATTGAACTCTATATCAACACTAATGAGTTTTTCAGAGGGAATAGTTTCCATCTCACTTGTTAGTGCTTTCATTTCTTTTCGGAACTGAGTGTACTTCTTAGGGTAGTATGTAGACCATCTGGAAACTCTTGGTCTTGATGCAGGGCAAGGATCTATATCAAAAACCATCCTCATAATTTCCTGCATAGAAGCCACCAGTAACAATATCTATGGTATTTATTGCTGATTTTAAAAGTTTTCTCATTTCAAGATCCCTCTCACCATCTTCTTCCCTTGCAATTTCCATAGCCTCTCTTAGAGTGTCATTGACATCTTCTAATCTCTCTTTATGATTTCTTGTAAACATTGTACATAGCCAAATTATAATCTTCGTTTCTGGGTAATTTTATTTTATATTCACCACCAAAAAAATTATCAATATCTCTTAGAAATTCTACAAACTCTTCAACTTCTAAGTTTTTGGTTGACACTACATTGAATTTTTTTTTGATTAGTTTTTTGGCTTCTGTCTTTGACTCGCCCATTTCTTCTGCAATTATATCTCTCCATTTATGAAAAAGCCTGTTTTGAGCATCACTCCTCTTAGGCTTATCTTTGGTGATTGATATTGTTGCTACTTCGCAGTCGGGGTTTTCTTTCCAAAAGACTTTAACTAAAGATTTGCATATATCTGCTTTAGGTTTATCTCTATAGATTATTCTGTTTATAGTCATTGCACCACAATCCCCTTTTTTTACTTTCCTTTTTTTTGTCGATAATTATTCTAGGATGCCACAACACGCTATGTCTTACTGCGTGTTGCAGTTTGTTCTTAATGGGGTGTGGTTTGTTATGGCTCATTTTATACCATCATCCAACATACTATCTATTTGGATTTGAATATTCTCAATAGCCTTGCGTAAATCTTGTATTTTCCCCTCACCCTTGTGTTTCCATCTATATCTAACAAGATATTTGACTGCGTTTCCAATTGCCCAAGTCATTTCTTGATCTACAATAAAGTCTTTAGCCTCTATTTTGCCTTGGGTGTAGTGTGAGGGGTTTGTTATTAGGTTTTCTTTAGCCACCTATCCAACCAAAAAGTAGTGCTACGACTACTATAGCCAAAAAAACTGTTAATGATCTATTTTTCAAGACCATATCCATTATCTCTTTCATTTTGACAACTCCTTCGTAATGTCCTTGTCAAGCAACTTGTAGATAATTACGGCACTTATGATGCCAACGAGTCCAGCATTACCAAGTGTCCAAACTATATTTAGTATAGAACCAATAACATCTCCAGTTAGAAATGCTACATTATTACCAAATATAACTTGTAACACTATAGATAAACTGATTAATTTTATGCCAATATCAATAGAAGCATCAGCACCTTTCATAATTTTCTCTAACATATTTTCTCCTTTTAAAAATTAACAAAGATTAGGACACAACTTCAGTAAAGACAACACTAATTGAAATACCAGTTTTAAATTATGTTATGCCCTAATTTTTATTTTTAATAACTATAGGGGGATTATACCAGTTTTTACCATCAACCTTTGAGTATTTATTACTGCTCTTAACATTTCTAATTCAAGAAACTCTCTCTCAATAGGTGGATCTAGTTGTTTCCTACCATCATAAATATCGTGGCAGTTCAAACATAGGTACGCTCCGTGTATGGGAAGTGCTTTCAAACCCATACCTGCTCCACTCAAGTGGGCAAATACTACAGTTTCATTATCAGGCATACATCCCTCTAATCTCATTTGGCAAGGTTTTCCCTCTGCCGACTTAGTGTATTTATTAACACTAATCAGATAAGCCATATATATCAATCTCCATATCTTTAAATTTAGAACAATCTCCGTGAAACTCACATTTCACAAAACCTATTTGCCCCATTCTATTCTTAGCAACGATAAGTTCTGCTAGTCCAGTATCAGATGTATCTTTGTGATAATATTCATCTCGATAAACAAACATAACAATATCAGCATCTTGCTCAATTTCACCAGAAGAGCGTAAATCACTCATATAAGGTCTTTTATTCTCTCGGCTCTCTACCCCCCTACTCAACTGAGATAATAGGATTATGGGTATCTGAAGGTCTTTAGAGAGGCATTTTAACTCTCTTGTTATGTTACCTAATTCAGAAACCTCTCTTCCTTTGTCATATTTCATAATTTGTAGATAGTCAATCAGGATGATGTCAAGTTTTCTATCTGTATTCATTTTTCTAGCCATTGAAGAAATATCTTTTACACTTAGCCCACCCCTATCAATAATGCTCATATTCTTGTTACCTGCTTGGGCAAGTTTTTCGTAAAAAACCTGTTCTTCATTTTCAGATAATTGGTTTCGTTCAACTTTGTGCATAGGTAGACTTGTTTCACTTGATACCATTTTAAGCATTAACTGTACCTGACTCATTTCTAAAGAGAAAAAAAGTACATTCTTAGAACTACTTAGATGGTTTGCTATATTGAGGGCAAGTGTAGACTTACCCATAGATGGTCTACCTGCTAAGACATTTAATGATCCTTGTCTAAATCCTGAAGTGAGAGCATCTAAAGATTCAAAGCCACTCGATAGCCCAGTACCATTTACAGTAACATCATCTATATAATCTATTGTTTTAGATACAATATTCCTCATAGAGTTTTCATCACGATCCAATAATTCATTTTCTAACTTTTGAATCTCATCAACAGTTTCTTGATAGTTATCATAATCAATGTTGAACTTACATAATTCAATATCATTAGAAATTCTACAAGTACGAATGTGATTAGCATAAACCTCAATATTTTCTAAACCAACACAATCATTGGCTAAAAAACCAAGGTCTTTAAAGTCTACTGCCCAAGATCTACTCTTGGGTTGTGCCTGTAATTCAATGTAATCCCTGACAGTTAATATATCAACAGGTTTTTTTGCATCAACTAAATCTACAATACAACCAAAGATATACCTTAGTTTATCATCACTAAAATCATCATATACCAAGCCAGTACCTAAGACACGATCCAAACAAGGATCTATTAATAGACCACCTACAACAGACCTTTCAGAATCTATAGAATCAAAAGTTTTTTTTAATTCTTTATAAATAGTTTTCTTATTTGTTTTCATTAGAAGTCTGAGGTTCTTATTCGCCTATCATCTGCCCAATGTTCTGTTTGTATTTCCTCATCTGTTTGTTCAGCGATAGATTTTCCATAAGCACTAAGAGGTCTATCCTCACCTAAACTTTCTAAATCTTCAGCAACTTTTTTATTTAGATGTCGTAAATAGTCTGCCTCTGATAAAAATTCTCCCTCATCAGGTGCTTCACCATTTGCCTGTTCCCAAATCCATAAAGAACTATGACCATATTCCTTTAAGAAATTAGACAAGGTCATTCCACTAGCAACATCTTCTTGTGCCTGTATAACTATTGCTCCTATTTTACTCATCATCTTTCTCCATTGGGGTTTTCATACACCATCCGTGTTCTATTAGGTGTTCTTTTGTTGTTATTTCATTGCCATACTGATCAATACGAACAAAGCCATCAGGAATTTTATATTCCTCACCCACTCCCATTCCGTGAAAAAAAGCATCTCTGTTGTTTTCTTGATGAATAAAAAAGTCATTTTCATCTTCTTCTACTGGTTGGGGGAATCCATATTCTAAAGCACACTTAAAGCCAACATAAAACCATTCAGCAGAAGTCCAATTACCAATAGGATGTGTTTGTCCATTTTTTAGTTTAATATCTATTTTAGGTTTATTACTCATTTTTTTCTCCAGTT